GCTGCCATGGGCAGACCTTGCCGGATTCGGCAAGTCTTGTCAAGAACTCTCGCGGTTTAGGGTCTTTCGTCCTCTTGCATGTATCGGCAACTTGTGTCAACAGTTGCCGCATGAGCATCAGCGAACCTGCTGAGCCTGGCTGGGAGCTACGACACCGCCTGCGGCGCGCCCTCGAATATGCCGGGATCAGCACCATCGATATGGCTGATTATCTAGGCGTGAGCGAACGCACGATGGGCAACTATTTGCGCGGCGAGACCACTCCCAGGCGTAGCACATTGCGTGATTGGGCCTTGAAATGCGGGGTGCCATTTAGGTGGCTCAGCGGTGACGAGCCCCCTCCCGACGGTGCATCTGGGCAGGTCACGACACAGTCAAGATGTACTGGCTCGTCACCTGGTGGGACGCTAGTTCATCTTCAATATGCCGCCGAGTTAGCCGCATAAGCGGCCGGTAATAGAGAAATGAAGCCGGGGAATCACTTACGGGTAGTAGGCGGGTTTGAGACAAATGGGGCGCGGGTAACTCGGAGCGTACAGCTATCCCTACTCACCGTTGTGGATGGGCTCATGCCATCAGAGGGCAACAGTGAGCTGGGCCGCCTAGTCCTCACCTACATCTCCGAACGCAGACGCCGAGGTGACATCAGCAAAGTCACTGCCGACAACCTCCGTTACCACCTGTGGGACTTCACCGCCGCCATGGGCGCACGCGCCCCTCGACGGATCGGTCCCGCCGACATCAACCGGTGGTTGGAGCACATGGTGAGCCAAGGCATCGCGCCCAGCACCAGAGCAGTACGGCTTTCCAGTGTCCGTGGCTTCGCGCGGTGGTGCGTCCTTCACGGCCACATCCGATCCGACTGGACGATCATGACCCCTCGCATTCGCCGCGCCCGCCAAGTCCCCCGTGACCTGACCCGCGACCACTTCGACAAGATCCTCACCGCCTGCGTCGACTCCCGTGACGAGCTCGTCGTCTGGCTGGCGTACGGGTGCGGGCTCCGATGCGTCGAGATCTCCCGCCTCCACGTCGACGACTACGACGTCGGCGACCGGCTGTTGTGGGTACGGGGCAAAGGCAGCCACGAACGGCTCGTACCCGTCCCGCAGCCGGTCGCCACGGCCATCGCCCGTTATCTCGCCGACGCCGGGCACGGCACCGGGCCCTTGGTGCGCCCGACCGACGGTGCGGCCCGCCAGCTGACCCCGTCTCGGATCTCCCACATCGGCGGGGAGATCCTCAAGCATTCGGGGATACGGATGCGGAAAGGTGACGGCCGCACCATGCACGGGCTGCGGGCCGCCGCGGGGTCGGATGTGCTCGACGAGTGCGAGGACCCGCGGGTGGCACAGGAGTTCTTGGGGCACGCCAACATGGCGACCACGTCGAAGTACATGCGGCGGAAGGGATTGCAGGCAGTGCGGGAGGCGAACGATCGCCGTTTCGCGGGACCGCCGCCAGCTCGAGCGGTACCGCCGGTAGAGGCCGGGTGACCTATGGCTGATGAGCCGTTCGGCTCTGGCGGGTTCGTCCGGTTCTACCGGATGATCCGGAGATGAACATGAGAGGAACGAACTGTGGCTTTGTTGGCAAGAACTGAATCGGCGGCCGTCGCGTTCAAGCGGGCATGGGATCAGGGCGACCAGTACGTGAGCCGTGTCAATACCGGCAAGCTCGATGTGGAACGACACACCGACATGCTCAACAAGGCTTATGTTGTCGGGTTTCGGTTGCATTCGATCTTCGAGCAGCACGGGAACACGGTGATGGTGTTCGAGCGTCGGCAATGAAGCGGCGTGTGTGGTTGTTGCTGGTTTCTTGCGCAGCGCTGGTGGCTTGCACCGCCCCCGACGATGAAGCGAAACCGGAGCAGCCCTATCCCTGTGGCATGGCGCAGGGCGGCAGTTTCGTGATGGTGTTGTGTTTCCCCACTGAGGGTTAGGCGTAGCTGGCGATGAAGGCGACGACGTCGGTGACGGGGATGGCGGCGACGGCGGTGTTGGTGTGACCCAACGCGCCCAGGCTGATGAGGGTGGCGCCGGTGGCGGAAGCGAAGGCGGCGACGTTGACGGAGACGTCGTCGTTGGTGGAGTAGTAGATGCGCATCGGCAGGTTCGTGTAGCTGGCCGTGTTCTGGGCCGGATTCACGCCGGCGGGGAGCGGGGTCGGGTAGGTGACGCCGTGGGCGATGCTGATGTCGTCTTGGAGGCCCAGGGTGTCGGCGGTGCGGAGGGCTTCCCAGTCGATGGCCGGTAACGCCAGGAGGGCGGCCCGGGCGCTGTTGGCCTGGTGCCAGCGGAGCAGGCAGGCGCCGTGGCTGATCCCGAAGATGATGGGGGCGGCGGTGGGATGGGCGCCGAGGTTGGTGCGGGCGTAGCCGAGGGCGTCGCCGAGCCGGGCGAGGGTGGTGGCGTTGCCCCAGGTGTTGGTGAAAGTGGCGGCGACGACGGTGAATCCGATGCGGGTCAACGCCTGGACGAACGGTGGGACGGCGGTGAGACCCAATGCGCCGGCGAGTTCGGTGGCGTTGCCGCCGGCGCCGTGCCCGTAGATGACGGGGGGGAGGCGGGCGGGGGCGCGGGTGGTGGCCCAACAGTCGAGCTGGCCGGTGGTGAATCGGGCGGTGGATAGCGACACGAACGTCACTCGTCGGACTCCGGTTCGGCGGTGCTGTCGCGGCCGGCGCATTGGGGGACACCGACGGGCCAGGCGTCATGGACCCACCCTCGAGCGGTCTGGTGGATGGGTTGGCCGCAGTGGCGGCAGGTTTCAGGTGCCGAGGACATAGAGCCGGTTCCACCATTTGGTGCCCGTGCCGCCGCCGATGGTCATGGTCCCGGTGCCGGAGGTGCGCTGGACCCGTAGTTTGCGGGTGTAGGTGCCGGGTGTGGTGATGCGTTCGGAGACCCGTTGAGGGCCGACTTCGACGGTGTTGTTCCAGAACATGCCGCCGTTGGCGATCACGGTGTTGGCGCCGTCGGTGAGGGTCACGAGCCCGGCGGTGGGGACGGCGGAGGCGGCGGTGAACTGGAGCTCGCCGAATACGAGGGCCGAGTTGGTGATCACGAAGTCGGTGAGGACCATGGCGGTGACGTCGGTGATGGTGGTGATGCCGGATTGGGTGGCGTCGGATTCGACGTGGGCGAGGATGCGTTCGGAGCCGATGCGGGTCCAGGTGCCTGGTGTGCCGCTGGCGGTGCACAACCAGAAGGTGGCGTCGCCCCGACCGAGGATGACGTCGCCTTGGGTGAAGGTGCCGGTGGTGGGTGAACCGGAGGCGGTGGCGCCGACGTAGCGGGAGGGTTGGACGGCGCCGGTGAGCCCGGAGATGGAGAGGTCGGGGAGGGCGAGTTCGCCGGTCATGGTGTCGCCGGCTTTGGCGACCCGCAGGCCGACGGCGGTGTCGAGCTCGACTTGGCTGGCCATGTCGGCGGCGAACCCTGGGTTGGGGTAGGTGCCGGAGAGGACGCCGCCGGCGGTGCCGGTGGGAGGGCCGCCGATCCCGGTTTGCCAGGACACGTCCCGATCGGTGGCGGTGGTTTTGGCGAGGACTTGGCCGGTGGTGCCGCCAATCGGGATGTGGAGGTTGGAGACGATATGGGTGGCTAACGCGGGGTCGGTGATGGCGGCGGGGGCCGAGGTGAGGATGTCTTCGACGTCGTAGGGGCCGCCGGTGATGGGCACGGTGACGTAGAAGGCGGAGAGCGTTTCGGTGCCGTCCAGATAGGCGATCCGATAGGCGGTACCGGCGGGGGTGATGGCGGTGTTGCCGTGGTCGACGGCGACGGTCCAAGACCCGTCGGGGAGCAGCGCGGTTTGGTAGCTGCCGGTGATCTGTTGGCCGTTGACGAACCCGGTGGCGGGTCTCTGGTCGCCCCATAGGTCGACGTGGACGCGGCCGCGGGCGGGGATGGGGGTGAGATCACCCCGGATTGTGGTCGGCACCGGGGCTCCTCAAGGGTCGGCGGGCGAGTTGCTGGCCGAGGTCGATGGCTTTGAGCGTCTCGGCTTCGGTGTTGGCACGGGCGACGGGGGCGACGTAGAACAAGTCCAGGAGCCGTTCAATGGCGATGCCGACCCCGACAGTCTCCAACAGGTCGGGATCCCAACCGCGCAGGCCGGCGACGACGCCGAGCACGGCAAGGACGGCGACCTTCACCTTCTCCGGCGACTGCAGCAGAACGTTGCGGAACCGGTACATCACCAACCCACTTTGATGGTGGCCCACCACCACGGGATGGTGAAGCAGGCGAGCCCGAGCGAGGCGAGGGCGAATCGTCTCGAGCGGATGTCGAGTCCGTCCAGGAGGAACAGGATGAGGGCGGCGGTGAACCATACGGCCTGCCAGCGGGGCTCCATCATGGGGCGCACTCGTAGTTGCCGTCTTGGTCCGGGTCCGCGCAGGTGAAGGTGAAGCCGAGGACGGTGAACGTGAACGACGTGGGCCGCTCGCCCTGCGGTCCGGGCTCGCCTTGGGGGCCTTGGGGGCCTTGGGCTCCGGGTTCTCCTTGCGGGCCGGCGGGGCCTGGTTCGCCCTGTGCGCCTTGCGGGCCGGCGGGACCTGGTTGCCCGTCGGCACCAGGGCTACCGGCCACTCCTGGGGCACCTGGGGGGCCGGGGGGACCTTGCGGGCCGGGCGGGCCGACTGCTCCCGCGGCGCCTGGCGGGCCGGCCGGACCTTGCGGGCCCGGTGGTCCTTGGGGGCCGGTGGCGCCTGGTTCGCCGGGCGGGGCGGTTGTCACCGGCTCGGCGCCGAGGCCTTCGACCTGATCGACGAGCTGACCGACCCGTTGATTGGAGTCCCGCAACTGTCGCTCGATGCGGGTGGCCCGATCCTCGGAGGTCCGCCACAGCGCGAAGGCGACGCCGACAACGATCAACAGCAGGGCGAGGCCGCCGAGGATCGACGCCACCGCTGGCAGCGGGCCTCGGCGCAGCCGTTCGACGTCGTTCACCGCTCGCCTCGCTCGACGGCCTGGATGAGTTGATCGCGTTCTCTGCGCCACGCCACCCGTTCGGCCATCAATGCGCGGCGGTCGGCTTCGCATTCGGCGACTTCGTCGCGCAGCAGGTCGATCTTGGCGTCCTGTTCGTCGACTTGCGCTCGCAGGGCGGTGAGTTCGCGGGCGTAGGTGTCGGTGAAGTCACGTTGGAAGCGCATGATCCCTCGGAGCACGAAGAACACCGCGAAGATGAGAGGCCCACCGACGAGGGCGCCGGGGATGAGGACGTCGCCGCTCATTCATGGGCCATCAGGTCACCGGCAGTTCCCATGCCGCCCGCCAGGTCTGAGGGCCGATGAGCGAATCGGCGATCAATCCTTTCTCCCGCTGGAAGGCCAGCGCGACGCCAGCGGTTTGCGGGCCGTAGCGGCCGTCGGCGTCGATGCTCCAGCCTCGTTCGGCCATGCGGGCTTGCCAGACGGCAAGGTGTTCGCCGTTGCCGTGATAGCCGGATACCGATTCGTTGGGGCCTCCACGGGGTCCGAAGTACCAGCCCGCAGGCAACGGGAATGGTGGTGCCGAAGGCTCGGGCTGTGGTTGTGGTGTCGGTTCGATAGGGATGGTGCTGCCTGTTGCGAGCGTGTTGATGTTGAGGATCAGTGGGTGGAGGGCGTTGCCAGGGCAGGCGGTATTGTTCAACGGCGAATAGATGATGGCGTCGCGGTGGCCGCCGGTGAGCTGGTCGGGCCACCAGCCGCGTTCGTGTCCGTGGCGCACCAACTCGGCGATGGTCGCTATCACCGGGTCGGCGGGGGCGTGGTCCTGGTAGTTGCCCATGACGCAGATGGCGTGGGATTTGGAGTTGTCGCCGGCGGTGTGCCCGCCGATGACGCCGGCGCCTCGTCCTTCGTAGATGGTGAGGTCTTCGTCGACGAGGAAGCTGTAGGCGATGTCGTTCCAGCCGCGGCTGTCCATGTGGAAGTTCTGGCAGGTTTGGACGCCGTCGATGCCGTGCCAGCTGTCGGTGGCGAGATGGTGCAACCAGAGCCGCGGGGATGGGAGGGGCATGGTGAGCCGGCGGGTCGGGGGGCGTGCCCCCCATTCGTCACGGGTCACGATCAGCATCCCAGCCTCCTTAGGTGGCTACCCAGCGGAACCAGAACTCAGGCGAGGAGTTGGCGATGGTGGTCACGTTCAGCGCCGCACCTGAGGTTTGAAAGACGCACAGTTCTACGTAGTCGCCAGCAGCCAAAGCGTGCTCGCAGTTGATGGTGTCGGACGAGTTGCCAGTGCCGGCATCGACCATGGATTCTGATTGGCAAATGGTCGTGGTGCCGTTCACCCGCACGAGCAGGATGCGACGTCCTGTGACGTTGGCAGCCCAGCCAACGGTGCCGCCCATTGTGTAGAGCCCGCCTTCTCCGGTCGGGACAGTGAGCCGGCCCGTATTTGTAACCGTCGAATGGGCACCGCCCACGTCGTAGCGTTCCGAGTTGAACGTCAGCGCCTGGACCGTGTTATTGGCTACCGAGATGTTGGCCGAGTTGTACACGCGGGCTCTCGGCTTGTTGGTGGCGAGGTAGTCGGTGGCGGCGTTGACGGCGTCACCCCACGAGGAGGGGATGACCGCCCCCGGCGACGGATTATGCGTCGAAGCTGGGGAGCTATAGGCCACGAGGCTCGGCCTTTGGGATGAATCCCAGTGCGGTCAGCGTGTCGCCTTGCTCGGCGACCAGCCCCAGGGTGATCTGGCCGGTCTCGTCGTCGGTTTCTACGACACCGTCGAGCTGGCGGCCGGGTTCGAGGGACACGCCGATGGTGTGGCGGTGGGCGGTGAACGAATACCAGACGTTCCCGTCGATCTCTTTGCACGGATATTCGGTGGGTTTAGCCATCATGCGGCCCACTTGTCGGTGTCCCACACGGCGGTGTCCCAGCGGGCGTAGACGGCGGTGTCGGCCGGTGACAGGTCGAAGGTGATCTCCCAGTCGTTGACGCCGTTGCCGATCCGGTCGTGGATGCCTTCGATCAGCAGCGGGAACGACATGGCCGCCCCGACCGATTGGGGGTGGAACCGGAACGTGACCCGATCACCGATCCGTAGTCCCATGACTCTGGAGAACTGGGTCCAGTCAGCGGACGGCCGGATCGTCAGCGAGCGGATGCGGTCGATGGGGTCCTTGTAACGGTCCACGATCCACTCGGCCAACGCTTGGGCTTCGAGACTGGACTTGAGCCGGGTGTCGATCGGTTTGGAACGTCGCCCGTGGGCGGTGATGCTCGCCGCGTCGCTGGCAGTGTTGGACCCGGCGTCCCAGTTGACGGTGACCTCGTTCCAGATGAGCTGTTCATCGCGCACGATCTGGACCGATTCGGGTTCGACCCGCACCGCGCCGCTGTCGGCGGGGTCGTCGGAGAAGTTGGCTTGGCTGGTGGTGGAGCGGGCGTTGTTGAAGTTCTGGTAGCGGTCCCGGAACCGGAGCTTGCCTTCCTGGTGGGCCCAGTAGAACTGGCCGGCCTCAGTGCGTTCGATCGACTTGAGATAGCTCAACGCGTCGGTGGCGAGGGCGGTGGGCCCGAGCGTGATGACACCGGTATCGATGGCGCGGTCGGCGGTACCGACCCCGCAGAGATCGAGAATGCGGCCGACGCGGGCGCCAGTGCTGTCACCGCTCCAGGGCGTGGTGCCGGCGCTGCGGTGGGCTGCCGCCCGGGCGGCGTTAAGCGAATGATCATAAAGGGCCACTTCGTCAAAGGTGCCGTCGTGTTCGTTCCACGATTCGGGGGCGGCCGCCGCTACCGTCAGATAGTTGGCTGTCGGCATCGGAAAGAAGAATTCCTGGCCGACGCGTGCTTGGTGACCCCAGGTGGCACCAGGTATTACTACGCCGTCGAGATAGGCGGCTGATGTTGATCCTCCGCTTGTGTCGAACACAACAACAAGATGATGCGGATCTCCGTCCAACGCGATGAGGGGATTGGCATCGATGGCCGCTATGCGGGTCGTGTTGTAGGCGGTGGCGTGAAGCTCCCAATACGGCTCGTCCTCGTCACCGCTGATCGCCACGATCTGCAGGCGGAACGTGTTGGCCAGATGCAGTTCGGTGAGCGTCGAGGTAAAGATGATGGGCGGGCTGGGTTGGGTTGGCACGTCGAGCACGAGCCACAGCTCGACGGTCATGATGGACGCAGAGAACAGCTTCGCCGGGTCTTGTTGGACGAACGGGGCGTTCTGTATCACGTACATGTCCGATTCCGATCGCATCGCTCGGCCCGGATCGAGCCGGATCAGCCCGTCGGTAGCGATCGTCTTCGGGTCCTTCGTGTAGTCAGCGTCGTTGCGGGCGACGAGCTCGACAGCTTTGGTGCCGATCTCCTCGCCGAGCGGGAACCACAGCCGCGGCGTATCGGTGTCGACTTCGATGGCATACACGGAGCGGCCCACGGGGATGTTGGCCAGCAGGCCGAAGATGTCGATGGCGCCCACATCCATGACCGCGGTTTCGGGGGGCCGGAACCCGCTCTGCGGCCAGCCTTCCATGAACCCGGTGAACCGCGGATACACGGTCGGGTCGGCCACGATGTCCGCTGTCCCTTGTACCGACCACACGTTGTTCTGGCCGTCCCGGTAGGAGGTGCCGTCGGCGTTGGCGACCGTGAAATCGGGTGACCCGACGACCGTGCCGCCGATGCCGTTGCGGATCTCGCCCTTGTAGAACCGGCCCGCCCACTCTTCGATGTTGTCGATCGCCCCCACGAACCCGGTGGTCGAGTTCGATTGGATGCTGGTTGTACCAGCTTGGGTGACCGTCGCACCTAACTGTGTCCACGCCGGTACCGGTGTCGAGGGTGGATCGTCAGAGGTATAGAAAATGAGGACTCGCTGACCGGCGCCGTTGTCGACATCGAGGGTGGCGCGTATCCAGTGGGTGGTGCCGTCGGTGAACCCGGTGGCGATGGTGGAGGAGGTGTTGAGGTTGGTGCCACCGGACGTGCGCCACGCCAAGGTCAACAGTCCGGTCGAGGTGACGAATAGGCCATAGGTGGCTAGTGCTGCGGTGTATTTGCCGATGATGGCGGCGAACCCGAAGTCGGCGGTGGGGGTCCAGTCGTTCATGCGGATGCAGGCCCGCAGGTCGATGTCGCCGGTGATGTCGAGCTGAGGGTGGTCGGGGCAGGTGGCCCGGGCGTTGTCGACCCCGGGGAGCGACAGGTAGGCGCCGGCGCCGACGGTCACCCGCTTGCGGGGGTTCAACTTGCCGAAGTAGGGGCCGGTGGTGTGGCGGGGGTCGAACCGGCGGTCCGAGTTGTCCAACGTCATCGCCAGGGTGCCGGCTTGGAAGTCGTCGACCTCCTGCTGACGGCCGGTGTCGATGGCGAGGGCGGTGACCCAGTTGGTGATGTCGGTGTTGGTGGGGGTGTCGTCCAACGGGTCCGAGTCGAACGCCACGTTCACGGCGAGAGTGGGGAAGGTCACCGGGCGAAGGCCTGTTTGGTGGACGGTCCCGGCCGGATACCCGCCCGGGCGCCGGCTTCGGCGGCCGCATAGACGTCACGGGCCCCCGCCAATACGGACCCGTGGAAATGTTGGTTGACGATGACAGTGGGGCCGCCCCCGAACCCGAACTCGGCGGCCCGCTCCAACGGCACGATGGCTTCGACCCCCGATCGGTTGTCGCCCATCGCCGCCACCACCGCGCCGGTGGTGATACCGCCCTGTTGGAGTTCGGGGATATCGGGGAGGCCGAGGGTGAACCCACCGAATTTGGGGCCGGGGCCGGGAGGGTCGAACCCGGGGATCTTGAACTCGATCGAGTTCCAGCCGCGGATGATCCAATTAATCGCGGAGCGGAACGCGTTCTTGATGCCGTCCCACATGCCCGACGCCACCGACGCGATACGGCCCGGGAGCCCGCCGATGAAACTGACGATCTCGTCCCAGTGGCGGCGGATGGCAACCACCGCCAGGCCGATGGGGCCGGTGAGGATACCGAGCACCAGATCCCAGTTCGACTTCAACCAGTCGATGGCGCCACCGATGAAGTTCTTGACCGCCTCCACCCCCGCCGAGAAGGCGGCTTTGATGGTGTCCCAGTTCTTGACGACCACGATGGCGAGCAGGGCGACGGCGGCGATGGCCAACACGATCGGGTTGGCGGCCAGAAACGCCACCGCGGTCGACACCGCGGTGATGACACCGATGAGCGGGCCGAGCACGGCGGCCAGGCCGACCATCACCAGAATGATCTTCTGGGTGCCCGGTGACAGCTGGTTGAACCAGTCGACCAGTTTGCCGACCCACTGGAGGAGTTGCTGGCCGATGGGCATGAGGCTCTGGCCGAGGGTGGCGGCGGTGTCTTTGAACTTGGCGGTGAGGATGCGTTGTTTGTTGGCGGCCCCGTCGGCGGTGCGGGCGAAGTCACCTTGGGCCAAGGACGTGTCGGCCATGATCAGCGAATAGGCGGCTTGGGCTTTGGCGGCGGCGTCGAGCTCGGGGATCTTGCCGGCGGTGGCCTCGGTCAACGCCTGTTCGAGTTTGGCGACCTTGGCGGCCTCCTCCCGGTACTGCAACGACTCGGCGCCGTGCGTTTTCAACGCCTCGGCCGCTTTGAGTTGGCTCTTCTCGAGGGCGACGGCGGCGGCTTGGATCTTGGGGGCGTCCTGCACCCCCTGGACCAGTCCGAGCCGCAACGCTTCGGCTTCGATGCGGGCGGCGTTGAGGTTGACACCGAACGCCCGTAGCGGTTCGGTTTCGCCGACCAGCCCCGATTTGAGGGCGGCGAGCACGTCGGCCGGGTTGGCGTTGTTGAACGAGGCGAGGTCGGAGGCGAGGCCGATCAGTTTCTTGGACATGTCCGCCGCCACCGGGGTGCCGATCCCCATGGCCGAGAACAGGTTGCCGAACGTGCCCGCCGCCTCGAGGGCTTCGTTGCGGGAGATGCCCATCGACTCGGCGGTGGTCTTGGACCAGTCCTGGATCTGGGCCGCCGACTCGCCGAACACGGTGTTGACTTTCGACATCGATTCGTTGAGATCGGAGGCCATCGAGAACACGGCGGTAGCGGCGGCGGCGACGGGGAGAGTGACGAACGCGGTGGCTTTCTTGCCGAACTCGCCGAGTTTCTTGCCCAACCCTTCCGACGATTTTTCGGTTTGGTCGAAGGCCCGTTTGGCGGAGGAGGCGTCGCCGACGATGAGGACCTCAAGTTTGCGGACCGCCATCGTCACCTCCTCCTCTGTGTCGCTTTGCGGGTCGCCCGGTTGATGGCGGCCAGTTCGTCCAGGTAGCCGTTGAGTTCATCGTCGGTGAGCCGATCCAGATCCCACGGGTGCACCCCGAAATAGTGGGAGAGGCCCGGCCATGCCCGCGTCAGGCGGGCACGGATTTTCCCGGGTCGTCGGTCGGTTCGTTGTCATCGGTGATCTCTTCGAGGTTGAGGTCGTCGGCGGTCAGGTCGGTGGGCCACTCGGTGAGGTGTTGTTGCCATGACAGGCGTGGTTCGCCGTTGTGGCGGCGGGCCAGCCACCACAGGACGCACAGCGAGTCCTCGTCGAAGGTGGCGAAGAACTGGCCGTAGGGGACGCCGGTGGCGGTGCGGACCGCGAACTTTTCGCCGATGGGGAGCTGGGCCGGTATCTCGAGGGTGTCGCCGCGGATGGTGATCCGGAACCGGGGTGCGGTCTGGCCGTTGCGGCCGGGGATGGGGGCGGTTGCCATCAGGGACCGTCGGGGAAGGCTTGGGCGGCGAGCCGGCGGATGGCGTCGTCGTACACGTCGATGACTTCCTCACGTGATTCTCTCGCGGCTGGATGGATCATGTAGCCGACGCCGGAGATGGCGTCGGGCTGCCATTGGTTCCCGCGCCACGGCGGGAACCGCTCGTATTGTTTGGCGCCGAACTCGGCGCCCAGGAACATGTCATAGGCGGCGCCGCCTCCGACGACGACGGCGTGGCGGGCCTGGGCGGCCGCTTTGATCGACGGGGCGACATGACGGTGCACCCCGCCCAACGAGCGGGCTTTGGTGCGGGCGAGGTCGGCGACGATCTCGGCGGCCTCTTTGTTGGCCTGGCCGAGTTGTTTGGGCCATTTGGCGCCCAACGCTTTGAGCTCGGCCCGGAACTCGTCGAGGCCTTTGACGTCGGTGCGGAACTCGCCGGTGGATCGGACGGTGGCCATCAGGTCACCAACGTCACGGTGATCGCCCCCGCATCCGAGGATGGGCCGATGCACTTGACCGGAATCGACTGCCCGACGATCCCCGGACCACCGACCTGTGGACTTTCGCCGTCGAACCGGACGTTGGTGGTGACCGTCACCGACCGGGCCCCCCGCACCAGAGTGAGGACGAGGGCGGCTTCGGCACCGGACACGAACCGGTTGAACATCGTGTTGTCCCAATACTCCGAGTCGATCGTTCCCGTGTAGGCCCGCAGGGCCGCCTCGAGGGGTTCGTCGGTGGTTTTCTGGCCGACGAACCGGCGTTCCTCGAACCCGTTGTCGCCGGCCAAGGTGAGCGACCGGGCTTTGTAGGTGGTCCCGGCGACAGTCACTGTGCCGCCCAGGTAGGTGAAGGGGCGGGCCCCGGCCGTGTAGGACACGGAGGTCAGAGCCATGCCAATCGTGAACGTGACCCCGCTGGCGGTCGCGGTGGCGTTCGCCGACATGACCGCGGCGGTGGCGGAAGTGACCGACAGGACGGTGGTACCGGCGGGGATACCGGCCCCGGAGATCGGTTTGTCGACGTCGTCGTCGTTGAACGCGGCGGTGGCCGAGGTGATGTTCGGTGACCCGGAGGTGGTGGCCCCGTCGGCCACGGTGCGGTGGGAGACACTGTGCCGACCCATCAGCGACAGGCCGAGAGTGACGTATTCGCCGACGGTGCAGCCGATCTCCCACGAGGTCACCTTGCACCCGGCAAACGTTTTGGGGCGCACCACTCCGGCGGTGGTGTCCGGGACACCGACCTGGACGGTGAGACCGTTGCCGGTCATGTCCGCCGGGGTGAACGGCCCTACCAGCGACGTGCCGCCGAACATGTGCTTGAACAACAGGCCGGTGGACTGGTCGTGCAGCTCGAGGCCGACATCGCCGGCGGCGTTGACGTTGCCCTGGTCCCACTGTTGGTCGTCGATCACCCGGCGGCCGGCGATGATCCCCGCTGATTCGATCCGTTCCCGCTCATAAGTCAACGACTCGTCGACGAGCGGGAGGAAGACGGTCGGGGCGACCGCCGTCCCCCAAACGGTTTCGTCGGCGAAGCCGATCTGGCTGGCGAGCCCCGCTTTGAGGGTCATGCGTCACCGCCCTTCTTCGACTTGGGTTGTTCGATCTCGAAGTCGTCGCCCAGGCCGGCGAGCACGACCGGGACATGGTGGGCGCCGATGCCGGCGTCGGCGGCGGCCGCTTCGACGTCGACCCATTGCATACGGTCGAAGCGGATGAACCCGCCCGGCAGGGCCAGGTTCCTTGCTTCGTCGTCACCTCGGTAGCGGACTCGTGCCATCAGGGGACTCCATCCATTCGGGCTTTGCCTTCGATCTCCAGGCGGGCGAAACACACCACGCCTTCTTTGGTCCACACCGGCGACGGGCCCCGCATCCGCCGGATGGTCATCCACATCAGACCGTCGGTTGACTGCAACGTGGGGTCGGTGCGTACGACGGCTTCGACGGCGTTGGTCATCGTCTGGCAGCGGGCCTGGGCGGCGACCATGTCCTTGCCCCGCCGGCCGGCCTGGATCTCCACGGGGATGACGAACAGATCGTCGTGGGTGACCGGGTTGGTGGCGGTGGCGGGCCCGTGGAAGTTGGGGACCTCGAGGTCGCCGTCGGACGAGTCCAGCCACACCGATTCGACTTCGAGGGTGTCGCCGGGCCAGCCGTGTTCGACCTGGACACCGGCGAACGCCGGATGGGCCCGCAGCCCGTCGACGAGGGCGGAGCGGACGGTCCAGCGGATGTCGCCGACGGCCACGGGACTCACCCGAATCCGACCCGTACCACACCGGGCGCCATGCCGGTGAGGATGGCGTCGACGTCGAGAATCCCCGTGGGACGCCCGTTGCGGGGATCGGGGGTCGAGTAGCGGATGGTGACGCCCTCTTGGGATTGGGAGATGACATCGCGGCCGAACCGGTTCCCGGCCCGCTCCAGGGCTTTGGCCCGCACGAACAGCCGGCACGCTTCGACCAGATCGGGGTCGGGGTTGTCGGCGCCGTGCCGGTAGCGGACGATCACGTTGGCCCGCCTGTCGGCCGGTCGGGTGAACGTGGTGGTGGCGGTGACCTGTCCGGTGCGGTCGAAGGTCCACTGGTTGACGTTGCTGTAGGCCGACAGGCTGCCGTCGGCGGCGACGTCGGAGGCGGAGATGATCTCGCGGGGGTTGCGGTGCGACAGCATGAGCGTGGAGCCACCCCAACCGCGCAGTTTCTCGGAGGCGTACCGATTCACCTGGGCCTCATCGAGCCAGGCTTCGGCGCGGTCCTCGAACTCTTCGCGCAGCTGGCGGAGCAGGGCGGTGGGGAAGGTGATGGTGTCGTCGAGGTCGTCGAGGTCCCGCAGTTCGGCCAACGTGGCATAGACGCCGCCGGCGACGTCGACGATCTGGGTGTGGCGCTGCTGGCCGGCACCGGTGACCGTCCCGGTCCAGATGAGCGTCAACCGGTCGACGCGGCTGGTGTGCACCGCGGCGGTCAACGCCGCCTGGTAGACGCCGTCACCGGCGGTGCCGCCGGACACGGTGGGAGCGGCGAGGACCGTGCCGTCGTCGCGGGTGACGGTGCAGGTCGGGGTTGAGGCGGTGTCCGCTGGTGTCTCCCCGTCGGCGCCCACGAAGGGCGGGGAGGCGACGCTGGCGTCGGAGGCGACCGTCAGTCTCATGGTGTCCTCCGGGGCCGGCCACGGGCCTTTACCACCCGTTCCGGTGGCCGTTCGGTCGCGGTCTCCGGTTGCTCCTCGTCAACGACGAAGCCGAAGCGGGCCAGTTCACGGTCCACCTCGGCGACACGGTGCATGAGCCGCCGTTGCAGATAGCCGCGGCGTTCCTCGAGCAGAGCCTCCACGTAGCTCACGGCCGGGACACCGCCGCCACCGAAAACGTGAACGTCGGGTTCACCGTCCCGGTGATCGTCCAATCCACCCGGTAGAACTCGCCTTTCACCGCCACTTGTTTCACCCGGGCACCCACCGCGGTGATAGGAGCGAACACGTCGGGCGGATCGGCGTCGGCGAACAACGAGCCGTCGAAGGACCACAACACCCTGACCGCCAGCACCGGTGACACGCCGGTCACTGCGGTGACGGAGAGCATGACGTTCAACCAGCGGTCGTCGGCGTCGATTACCTCGCTGGCCCCGGAGCCGGTGCGCAGCACCCCCGGCAACGCCTTGACCGGCGGCATTCATTCGCCCCGCAGTTGCGCTTTGAGCTCGGCCAGCCGGTCGGGGTCCGGGTTGCCTTGGGCTTTGAGCGCCTCGAGCTCGTCCTGGACTGCCGACAGGTTCTCGGCGGGCTCTTCCGTCTTCTTCTTTGCTGGTGCCATGTTCCTCCTCTCGTCAGAGAGCGGTTACCAGGTCAGAAGGTGGGGGCGACGAGACCGGTCCCGGAGATGGTGCCGTGGGCGCCGGGGTAGCGGCCGGCGGCGAACGCCGAGTAGCCCCACACCACGAACTTGACGGTGAGGTTCCCGGCCGCGGTTTGTTCGGCCCGGATGAACATGGGGGCGTTGGCCTCTTCCCACAGGTGCAGCTCGGGGGCGGTCACACCGAGGATGGCGTCTTCGTTGGTGGCGGCCCCGAGGTTGGTGGGGATGTTGGCGTCGAGGACGGCGGGGACACCGAGGATGCCCCGGTTGTCGCCTTCGTAGTCGCTGTCGCCTACTTGGCCGGCCTGTTGGGTGCCGGCGGACAGGATCGTCAACAGCGGGAACGATGTGCCGAGGGTGACGGCGAGCCACCACCAGCGGCGGGGGTGGAACACGAAGTGGGTCACGCCCATGAACACGCCGCCCTGGACCTGTTGGATCAGGTCACCGAACTTGGGGAACAGCTCGGCTGGGGTGGGAGTGGTGTCGGTGTAGGTGACGGCCACGATCCCGACGGTGGAGCGGATCCCGAGATGGGTGCCGGAGGTGCCGTCGGCGTTGAGGATCTGGTTGTCGAGGTTGGTGTTGTAGGCGGAGACGAGGTCGGCGATGACGATGTCGTCGGCGCCGGTGGAGCGGTCGATGGCCTGGCGGGACACGTCCTGTTGGCCGGCGATGGTGCGCACGTTGACGGTCAGGAGGGTGTCGTCGATGTCGGTCTCCTGCGCCGCGGCGTTCTCGGTCGCCTGGATGGCGGTGGCGGTGCCGGTGGTGATGCGGGAGATGTTGACGGTCATGCCGTCGGCGGGCAGCGGATGGGAGTTGGCGATGTCGGCGACCGGCCGGCCCGCCCGGCGGACGGGGGCGACCAGCTCGGTCAAATACTGGGGGACGGTCAACCCGGCGAAGGCGCCGGTGCCGACGTCACGGGCCTCGATGCCGTCCCGCAGCGCTCTGGCTTCCCGCTCGAGCTTGGCTTCCCGCATGTGGCGGGCCAGCCGATCGCGGGCGTCGATGTCGCCGAACAACTGGCCGTTCATGACATCCCGCAGGAAGCTGACCCCTTGGGAGCGTTCGGCGTTGAGGCTGTACGTGCGCGGCTCGTTCTTGACCTTGGCCGGGTCGGTGCGGGCTGGTTGGTCGGGGAGGCCGGCGAGGGCGGTGGCGGTGTCGGCCTTGCGCTTCTCGTGCTCGGCCAGCTCGGCTTCGCGGGGGCGGAGCTCGTCGTCGATGCGCTTCTCCAGGTCGGCGCACTGCTGGCGCAGCTCGGCGAACCGGGTCTGTTCCTCGGTGGTGAGATCGGAACGGCCTTCGGTTTCCACCGTGTTCAACACGGCGTCGATCTCCGCCATCTTGGCGGCCTTCTCCTCGAGCGCCTTGCGAATGTTGTCCCGGATCTGCTCAAGCAGGGTCATGGCGGAGACATCCTCCTGATTCCACGCCTAGGGCGTGCTCAACAAGGGATGGCTCAGGGTCTCGCCACGTGGCCTCTAGGAGTGGTGACCCCCAATGGGGTTCCGGGTCCGAGTCCGGGTTGACGGTCGAGCTGGGCCTTTCAGCCGGTCTGGCGCAGCCGGTCGGCGTACGCACGGGCCAACTGGAGTGACATTGTACGCACAGGGTCGCTGCGGGTGGCGCGGATACCCACTACCGTCGCCGGGTTCGCCGGGAACGACACCACCGACACGTCGAACAGTTTGACCTCGGTGATGCGCCGGTTGATGTAGTCCCCGTCCCATTCTTGGCGGAGCACCTTGAACGCGAACGACATGGCGTCGATCTCGCCCCGCTCGAGCCGGGACACGATCTCCATGGACCACGGCGACCGGATGTCGGGGCGGGCCACCGAATGCAACCCGATGGAGTCCGACTGCAAGGTGAGGGTGCCGCCTTTGGTGGCCGCCAACGGCAGGCCCTCGTGGTCGAAGAACTCGTAGACGTCGTCCTGGTTGGCGATCGACCGGGCGCACGCCCCCTCGGCGATCGTCTCGATCCACCCGAACGGCGGGCCACCCCACACCTCGTAGGGATATTCGTAGACGGTGGCGTACCCGTCGATCACCGGACCGGATTCTTCTTGGCGGAGCTCGACCCGGCGGGTGGCCCGATGCTCGAGCCGACGGCCGCGGTGCACGATGTCGAACCCCCGGTGCGGGCTCTTGAGCGCTTCCGGTCCAAAGCCTTCGGTGAGCCGGGCGGTGACCGCAGGTGGGAGGGCGAGGTCGTGCATGGAGTCCTCTTCGGGTTTGTCGTCCAGGTGGGCTTGGAGATGGGCTCGCACCCGGTCGTGGTCGTCGGCGGGAATGTTGGATTGGGGGAGCCGGGCGAGGGCGTTGCGGACCCCGGGCAGGTTCGCCGCCCCCGGCGCCCCGCTGGTGGAGACTTCGTGGTGGGGGAGCGAGCAGGCGTCTTTGACGATCTCGCCGTCCTCGACCCGTTCGGCGTCGTACCAGGCGTACATCCGCTGCGCCGTCGATACCGGCATGGGTGAGGGGAGTCGGCCGATGTGGGTGGCGGCGTCCCACGGCGACTCCGACACCGACGGGTGATGGATGGGGGCCACGGTGCGAATGTCGGTCATGGTTTCTCCAGGGCGGTGAGGAGGGCGGCGAGCTCGTCGGCGTCGTCGACGGTGAGATGGTGTTCTTTGCGGAGCCGGTAGCGGTGGCTGGTCCACTCACGGGCGGTTGCTTGTGAGGTGCGGATGGGGCCGCCCTGCCGGCTGGTGATCGTCAGCGAGAGTCGTCGGGTGCGACAGTCGGTCGACCGTTCCCGATGGGTGACATGCAGCTGCAAGGTCAGCTCTTCGGCGGCGAGGATGCGGCCGCTACCGCGCACGGCGACGGCCAGGCGGAGGGTGCTTGAGCCGGCTTTGGTTTTGGGGGGCCGGCGGCGCGGCCCTCGCAGCTGCAAGCCGATCAGGTTCGTGTGGGTCGGCACCGACACCGTCCCGCCGCCCCCGCCGGAGAGCAGCGGGTCACCGAAATCGACGCAGATGAATCCTTCCCCGTCGAGCTCGACAACAGCTTCGATGTCCGGTTCGGTGTAGCGGGTACGAACCCCGGGGGCGGGAACAGTGACGAGCCCGTCGTTGGTGACACCAGAATCACCGACCACGAACGTGACGGTTTCCGCGAGCGCGGTTGCCGACACCTTCAACAGCGTGAACGAGTGCAGGAGTGTTTCGCCGGCTTCGACGATGATCAGACCGGGATTGACGGTGAGCGACCATGACGCACCCGCCCCGGTCGGGGTGATCTGACCGGTGTCGGTGATGGCGAGTTGGCTACGGGAACCGTCGCCGGCGACCCGGTAGAGCCGGTGGCGGACCCGGTAGTTGCTGGTGACGGTTCCGACCAAGGTTCCCTGGAGTGTCCAGTCCCCGGCCAGGATCTTGCGGCGGGCTCCCGCCACCGATTCGAGCCCGTCGTTGGCAGCACCAACATTCCAGGCCCACCCGAACTTGTCGGCGTCGGTTTCGCCGGTGATGCTGCGGGTCGTGTACGGGTCACAGACGATGTTCACGGCTGCGGTCGGAAACGAACACAGGGTGGTTTGATCCTGCGTGGGCAGGGTGGTGCGCACCGCTCGGATGTCGCCACCCGAGGGTTGGATACCGTCGTAGACCCCGGTGGTGTAATAGAACGTTGCCGCGGTTGTGGCCATCAGGCCTCACCGGCGGCTCGCATACGGGCGACCAGCCCGTATTCGATGTCGTCCGACGCCAACACGCTCCGGTCGGGGTGGGTGCCCCGGATCAACATCGTCCCGGCCGTAGAGGCGGTGAACGCGGCGGACTCGGAGGCGGTGCGGTTGGCGCCGGCGGTCACCATGAACGCGTAACGGATCTTGTCCGCCGCCGGTTGGGTGATCGTGCACGCACCGCGGGCGTCGGCGAATTCCGCGACCAACGTGGTTTGGGTGCGATCCGGGAGGGTGGCACCCCCCGATCCGTAGCCCCCGAAATAGGTGGTGGTTTGCGCGGCCCGGGTCGCCGGGTCGGCACAGTCCACGTAGTGGTTCTGGCCCGAATCGACGACCACCGCGGGCATCAGACGAACTTCTCCAGTTGTCGCATGGCACGTTCGCGCTGCCGTGCAAGGCGGCGTTCGGCTCTGCGCATGGCGTGTTGCGCCCACCAGTGATGGCGAGCGCAACCAGACTCCGTGAACTTGGTATCCCAACGTGCGGGCGACCCGTCGATACCTCTGATGGGTGCGGGATTCTCAACGCACACTTCCCAATGCCACGAATA